GTTGTCATCCCCAAAGAAACCGTGATGCGTCTTCTCAAAGATATTCGCGATGTTATGACCGACCCGACATTAGAAGAATGCGGTATTATTTACCGTCATAGTGAGACGGATATGTTGACCGGTTATGCGTGTATTGTTGGTCCCGCTGATTCGCTTTATTTCGGCGGATACTACTTCTTCGTCTTTAAGTTCCCTACGAATTATCCCCATTCTCCGCCGATTGTTTCTTATTTGACAGTTACGGGTAATATTCGCTTTCATCCGAATTTTTATGCGAATAAGAAGGTATGTGTTTCAATTGTGAATACGTGGCGCGGTGAACAATGGTCGGGGTGTCAGAATATTCGGTCGGTGCTTATGACGTTTCAATCATTGTTAGATAAAGAACCGCTTTTACACGAACCGGGAATTCGGTCCGCGCATAGCGATTTCATACCATATCATACAATGGTGGAATACTACAATTATAAATTCGCGTGTTTAACATTATTGTCAGAACTTCAAAATCACGTGAAGATAGAAACTACACTCGTTCCTGAGTTTGAAGAGTTTATGTGGCGGCGATTCTTAGAAAATAAAACGCGTATTCGAGAGATTTTGGAAGAACGGCGTAAACAATACCCGGAACGAAAAGTGTTGGCGATTGGGTTATATGGTGGGATTACGAGCGCGATATCCTATCATACAATAATGGAGCAATACGACGAAGTTGTAGAAGCAGTAACCATCGCAGATTCAAAAACATTATAATACTTAAACGAGTTAAATTGAATTTAATTGTATGTATATAGATTATAGTATCGGTTACTCATTCCACTCAGAATATGCACTTTTGTTCCGTTTGCGCGAATATGTATTACATCTCTGTCACACCAGAGAATGAACTACAGTATTATTGTCGAAATTGTGGCAATATAGACAATACAATTGCGGCGGAGAACATTTGCGTCTCCAAGGTAAACGTCAAACAAACAACATCCACGACCACATATTCGCAAGTGGTGAATAAGTATACGAAATACGACCCGACATTGCCGCGAATTCACACAATGCGATGCCCCAATGACGAATGCTCAAGTAATGCGGTAGGTGCGGTAGGCGGCGCATCGTCCAAGGAGAAAGGCAAGTCCGAGATTATTTATGTTCGATATGATGATACGAATTTGAAGTATGTCTATCTATGCGCAAAATGTGATAAGGTGTGGAACTGCTAGTTGCTTCTATCAGAGCGAGCAAATAAATTGAAACATAATAAAGTATCTTTCTTATATATAATAACGTATCGTCCATAAAGTAATGTCAAGTATTCCATCTATCCCCTCCGGCACTGCCTCCGCGCGCAAAGGTTCCGGCAAGGTATCTCAGTCAGACGTCGTTGTTTCCAATGAAGATGACGATTACGAGAACGAATTGGCCCCAATGAGCCGTAGTGGCGGTCCTGCCATTTCTTCAGGTGTGCGCGGCGGCGAAGAAGGCGATTATGAGTCGAATGTGACAAGTGATACCGATGAAACGGGGGCATCCAGCGACGAAGATGACGACAGTGAAATTAGTAGCGATAATGACGATGAGGATGATATGTCGTCGGTGGATGCTGCGGTTGATGGTGGCAAAGTCAAGGACGATGGTGACGGCGAAGGAGATGATAGTAGTGAAGATGAAAAAAAGCCCAAGAAAAAGAGAGGCGCCGCGTCTACGAGTAAAAAAAACCCCGAAGATGACCTTACGCTTCTCGGAGTGCCTCACGGTATATTTGGCGACGATGACGACAACGATGATGATAGCGGCGACAGTGACGCCGACGCAGACCGCGATTCATCTGAATATTTTCAAAAACTGTCATCGACGATACGCGAAAGTTACGTTGAAACATATCATCCAGAGTCAATGTCTCACAATTATGATGAGATACAAACACTGGCTCGTGTAGTTCGAAATGCGAACGGTGTTATTGTAGACGACTTACATCGCACGATACCCATAATGACGAAATACGAGAAAACGCGTATATTAGGACAACGTGCAAAACAACTCAATGAAGGTGCGCCTGCGTTCATCAAAATCGACTCTACGGTCATTGACGGATACCTGATTGCCGTGAAAGAACTAGAACAAAAGAAAACCCCGTTTATTATTCGCCGTCCACTTCCAAATGGAGGGTCTGAATACTGGCGGGTTCAAGATTTAGAAATACTGTGAATCATACTATGATGACATTTGATATACATCCGCATAGTGTCGTTGATGAAGTAATTTTTGATTGTATTTTTTTATACGTTGAAGTGATTCTTTAAGGTATTCTTGTTGTTGTTTGTCTTTCAGCTGATAACTCTCTAATGACGACGACGACGACGACGACGAATTGCTGTTTTCGTCAATATTATTATCCAAGGTAAGGTCGTCAAATGTAAACGGGCTATTTTCGCCAGAATCGATATGATAACTGGTTGAGCGTTCTTCCTTCTTACTACAGCATACAAAATACGATTTAATGATAGTAAAAATATTACAGGTCATCTTTTTACTATCCGTTCATATTATTATTCTTCATTCATTCTTCAGCACTTCCATCGTTTACCGCATTCCAAACACGTAACAAATGTCGTCATCGGCTCATCCGCTGAACGTGTTTGAAGTTGGTAGTATGTGCATTTCTTGGATTTACACTTGTTACACGTGAAATTGTCCGTTGACGCTTCAATGTTTGGTTCATACTTCTGTTTGTCACGGACCTTCTTGTCTTCAATGAGCTGTTTCCATTTGTCGGGACACATTTCTTGATGCGTCATAAATGCTAGGTCTTGCGGCTTGATATTGCCGGATAGAACTGCGCTAGATACATCCGGCTTTTTTAGATTGAGATACACCGACCGAAGACGGTCAATATAAATGGTAATGAAATATTGGTTGGACCATTTTTTCACAATGTTGCTTTTGCTTGCGTGCTGAATCGACCAATTGAATATACCCTTTTCAATATTGGTCGCGATTGTCATCACGTCAGCGTCATCGTCATCGGTAGCAATAATTCCGGCAATCCGTTTTCGTATTTCGGCGCGAAATTCTTCAGGAAAGGGAATAGAGACAATGGTTGACATTCTGATTTCCTCTGGATGCGTGTATGTATATTAATGTATTTTCTTTAATCAATTTTAATCATATGAATCCTCGCTTAATTCGGATTCTATTTCTTCCGGTTGGGTGACTTCTTCAACGACCGGCTTTTTCTGTTTGTTACCGCCAGACGGTTTTTTAATGGTTCGCTTAGGTTTTGAAGTATCTTTCTTTAATCTTGTCGCCGGATGCGGCAACGCTCCCGATGGTTCAGTGACTTCTGCTTCCGCTTCTGCTTCTGCTTCCGCTTCCGCTTCCGTTTCGGATGTAATCGGCGAATCCGATGGAAGTGAACCAGATTCTGTTTCCGTTTCTGTAACAAACTCACTTTCTGTAGATTCAGACTTGTTTTTTTTACCTTTGCTACCGCCAGCCGAGCTCTTTGCGTTTCTTTTTTTACTAGCAGACTTCACCTTCGCGCGAGGTGTATCTTCTGAATCATCATCTACAATGAACCCGTCCTTTAAGTATCCATTGCTTGTTTTCATTGACGCGGGAATCGATGATAGTTCGTCTACCTCATTTTCATCCTCCACTGCTGTGGCTGCTAAATCCTCGAATCCTCCAAATAACTTCTCGTATATTTTCGTCCATAATCCGATGGAAAGGTTGACAGCACATTCTTTATCAACACGCGCGACAAGAGCAAGATTTCCAAAGAAAAGTAGTTCGTCAATCGGAGGAGGAAGCTCATACTTGTTTTCATTGCCCGCGCGGCCATCCGTTTTACCCCATATATCGACATATATGTATTTGGGGGTTATCTTTTCATCTGCAGGCGACACTCCGATATCAAATGATACACTGTGTTTATTTTTGTATCTCCACGTGTGATAACAACTGAACCCTTCGTGATTTCGGTATCCGCATTTTTTAGACAATAATATGGTGAGTTCTTGAAGTGTCGTCTCATTTTGAGGCTCGACTTGACATTCGGAAAGAGTGCCAGATTTTGAAATGACGACAATCGTTGTCTTGGACGTAGGCGGCATAGGACGCAAGTATATGCGATAGTGTTGTATACTATACGCGTGTTGTTTCTATATTGTTTGAGAATCAGGTGCTCTGCGCAATACGACATAAACATAGCGCGATGTAATATACCACACGCTACGCTACGCTACGCTACACACGCCGTGAAATGGATACAAACCACATTCGGGCACAACGTCGCGGTCAATCAGCACGCCAGGCGATGATGATTTCAGGCCTGAATACCATTTATCGTAATACGTCTAGCACATATCATATACAAGCCAAACAGAGAACAGAACCCCGTATCTATTTCTTGGATATTACGTTAGATGAAATGAATACACGATATCCTAACATACGCCAAATTATTGAGCGTGGACGTTTACGCAGCAAAGGCAATGAAACATTCTTTGTTACAACGCATATGGAGCATTTTATTCTATGCGATAACGCAATGTTTGAAATTCGTTCACGCAGAAGTGATGCGGGAGTGGCGGATGCAAAGATGGCAAGCGCGGTTCTTTATGAATATATTCCTGTAGATGGGCGAACCACTACAATCGAGATAGATGGACAGATTACAATCCCAGTTCTCCTTGACGAGAGTTATTACATAATAGAGTCGTCGCCTTCGCCTTCGCCTTCGCCTTCGCCAGCGTCGTCGAATCACGACGATACTCGCTTTCGCGCAATTCTCTCGTCACATCACATTGTCATACGGCGAGTGAAAAAGGTTATCAAGACACACCCTAAGTCAATGAACGCATTTGTATTCATCCTTAATGAAGATGAGACTTCTGTCATTGATTTTTATATGACGACAGAAAATGGCGTAAGCACGCACGCCCACGCGCACGCCCACGCAGATGCTTGTGTAAATGACCGAATTACCCGAACGTGTAAAGAAGACATCATTTCGTTTATAGAGCACTTCAAATTATGTTCGTAATATACACGTGAACAGATAATGTTGTGGTTAGTTCAAAATATTATATTTTCTGTCAGTCTCATTGTCATTATCCATTATTTGTATCTCTATTTTGAAACAACACTTACAGCGCCAAAAGTAAAAGATTTGATTCATTGTCCAAAGCAAAAATACAAATCACTCTTTGATACAATTAATAAAAATTTAGACAATGCAACGAATACGTCGGGTTCTGGTTCGCGTCCTATATCTAAGAATTCGAATACCAATAATGGCTATAGCGACGATTCAGATGTTCGCAGTGACGGCACACGTATTAACGATTTAGGGAACTATAATGATAGCGCTACAAATGATATGAAAACCGATTTAAAGACTTTTCTTCGAGGAATTGGGTTGAAATCGAAATCGTCGACTACCGATTCTTTTCGTGCGAGTTATGAAACGAGTTAAAGATAATACGTGTAATCTATTATATCTGGAACATTTGTATGCGTCGCAATTATCATTCCTCTGCTGCCGGTTCTGGTGCCGGTTCTGGTGCCGGTTCTGGTGCTACTCTTCTGACTTCACAACAAGGAGAGAGTTTATTGTCTGGGTTTCCGGCCACGCGACTTTCTTATGAAGCGGTCATTCATAAGAACGATAAACAAACGGTTCATTCCGGCGAATATAGATGTTTTATTCTCCCGAAGGGGAGGCGGTGCGTTGCGTGGGTTACGGAATGCAGAGGTAGAAAAATCGTCGCAATCATTGAAATAATGAACACTGGCCACAGCCACGGCCACGGCCACGACCGCACCCCCGCACCGTCATCATTTCTTCGTAGTTTCCATCAAGAAAATGGCTGGATGCCAGGCGCCATACGTATTTATGATGCTTGTATGGATACAACAATGGCATATGGAAGTGTATTTGGAGGGACGGTGTTTCGTGTTCAGATGAATACCTATTTCTCTATTCATACGGTATACTGGTATAAGGGAGATTCAGTGCCTGCTTTGACATTATCAGAACACATTCGGTTATGTGAACGTATGTTTTTTGAAAACGACATTCGCCAAGTCGCATATACGAAACAGAATAGTATTGTATTTGGATTGCCAGTGTTATGTTATTCTACCGAAAATATTGATAAGGTGATACAAAAATTGCCGTATCAAGTATATGCGGTTCAGTATCGTTATACTACAACAACGCGGGTCACGTATCAATTATATACGACGGAAGGTGGTGTGCTCGCACCCGTGCCAGCTCCAGCTCCAGCTCCAGCTCCAGCTCCAGCACCCGTGCCAGCACCCGCGTCCACCACGTTTGCGAAACTAACACGTATGTATGTTCAGCCACCCGACGAAATGTTAACAAATATTCAAGCCATATTTGTTGTCCGCCCAAATATTCAAAATGATGTATATGAATTGTTTGTTCGTTCAGTGAGTCACACTGCGTGTGCGTCAGAGTCTCTGTCACTGGTCTTTCATAATTTCGCACATATTCCAAATTATAAAACCAGTGTTATGATGAATGGATATTTTCGAATGATTGACGAAAATACGCGATTGGATGCTTTGGAAGAAAGCGATGATGAGTCGGTATTTGAAAACACGGATGCCGACAAATATGTGTCATTGGACAAAGAATATCTAATGATATGTCGTTTCAATAAACGGTTCTGTCGCTGGGTTCCTATCCAAATGCTCTCATCTACAAAAACGAAAACGGTTCCACTCTCGAATGTGATTACCTCTCAACAAGTGAGACAACACGAAGTAAAATACATAAAGAGTTACCATAAACGGGTATAAACCGATGGTGTTGTATAGATATAGACGTCAAATAATGAACATACTCAAAGTGTGGAATAAACATATACCATATATTCGCCCTTGTTATTCGGTATCTCGGGCGTCGTCACCTGAACTCCTTACAGTTCTTCGCCAACANAATGTTCCGATGATTTGTCACAATTCGAAAGAGGCACGTCTTGTAAACCATAACGGTTTGACGGTGATGGATACGGTTGGTCGTGGTGTGCGAGGTGGTGGTGCCGGCGGCGGCGGCGGCGGAGGGCAGGAGCGTATTATACGGTCGATGAAGCAATTCGCGACCACGACCTCGACCTCGACCCCAATATGGATTCATACAACCATTTCAAATGATGCGCTTGATGAGACACGCCGGATGTTTGAATACGT